TAATACATTTCATAAAATATGGGAAGGATCAATACAAGGTGTTAATGAATATAAAAACTTTAGAGTTGATTGGCATGATGTTCCTGGTCGTAATGAGAAATGGAAAGAAGAAACAATAAATAATACATCTCAAATACAATTTGATCAAGAGTTTGGTAATACATTTTTTGGAACTGGTAACACATTAGTGAATGCTCAAACATTATTAAATTTAAGAGCTAAGCCAGCAAAAAGATATTTAGAAGGTGGAGACTGTTTAGTTTATAAAGAACCCATTAAAGGCCACGAGTATCTTTTAGTTGCTGATGTATCAAAGGGAAGAGGACAGGACTATTCTTCTTTTAGTTTGATCGATATTAACGTTCGCCCCTTTGAGCAAGTGGTTGTGTATCGCAATAATACTATCTCGCCATTACTCTTCCCTAATATTATATATAAGTATGCGAATGTCTACAACCAAGCTTATTGCATTATTGAATCAAATGATCAAGGATCTGTTGTTTGTAATGGTTTATATTATGATTTAGAATATGAAAATGTTCATGTTGAATCTGCAGTTAAAGCTAATGCTGTTGGTGTAGATATAAATAGAAAGTCTAAAAGGCTTGGATGTAGTGCTTTAAAAGACTTACTGGAAAATAATAAGTTAACAGTTGTAGATGAACAAACAATATTAGAAATATCAACGTTTGAAGCAAAAGGACAAACCTACCAAGCTGCAGTTGGTAATCATGACGATTTAGTTATGAATTTAGTAATGTTTGGTTATTTTGTATCTTCATCTTACTTTTCTAATTTAACTGATATTAATATTAAAGATATGATATTTAAACAAAAATTAAAAGAAATTGAAGACGATATAGTACCTTTTGGATTTATTAATGATGGTAATGAACAGGTTAAAAGAATTGAACCAGACGAAGAACATCCATGGGCTATTGAATACGATAGAAACCTGTAATATTATAAATAATGGTAATAACTATTGAATATTCGTATAATGGTAATCGCATAAAAAAAGGAAGATACAAATGGCATTAGGTACACCGTCAGAAAGCCCTGCGGTTGTTGTCAAAGAGATAGACCTGACTGGTGGCGTTCCAAACGTACAGTCAACTACAGGCGCAATCGTAATAAATTCAAGGTGGGGACCTGTTGAGCAAAGAATTAAACTCAGTTCAGAAGCAGAACTAGTTGAAAAATTTGGCTCTCCAGATTCAGCCACCACCTTTTCATTCCACCAAGCTAATTTCTTTTTGAAGTATTCAAATGCACTTCAAACAGTAAGAGTTATTGATGACGCTGCTAAAAACGCAGTATCAACAACTGGTCAAACTGCTGCAGCTAATCCACCTGCAGAAGTAGTGAAAAATGAAACAAATTTTTTAAGTCAACAATCTGGTTTGGATTCAGATCTACATACGTTTGTAGCAAAATACCCAGGAGCTCTAGGAAACAGTTTACAAGTTTCTATATGTCCTCATTCTGTAGCAGATTCTGCGTTCACTACGTGGGCGTATAACAATGAATTCGATGCAGCTCCAGGAACATCTGATTTTGCTACTAAAAATAATGCAACAAATGATGAAGTACATCTTGCAGTTATCGATAAAACTGGAAAGTTTACTGGAGTACAAGGTACGCTTCTAGAAAGATACGCATTCGTATCACTTGGTTCTAATGCTAAGAATACAGATGGTACTACTAATTTCGTAAAAGACATTATCAATGAAAGATCAAAATATGTTTGGTTAGTTGATTTTGATTCTGATATGAAAAATACTCTTGGTGGAAAAGCAGCTGCAGGATCTGCAATTGATAGTGGTGATAATTTTACTAAAACAACTGGGGTTCTTAATACAGATATTGATTATAACTTTGCAAGTGGCAAAGATACTATAGCACTGACAACTGCAAATGTTCTAACAGGTTATGATCTCTTTGAAGATAAAGATCAAGTCGAAATTGACTTTTTAATTGCGCCTAAATCAACATCTAGATCAGGAACAACAACAATTGTTAACGACTTAGTTGCTACTGCTCAATCACTAAGAAAAGATTGTGTAGTTGTAGCATCACCAGCACAAAGTGATATTGTAAACGTAAATAGTACATCTGATATTGTAACAAATGTAGTTGCAACAGCTGATACATTCACTAAGTCATCTTACTTAGTAATGGACGGAAACTATTTAAAAGTTTACGATAAATACAACGATCAATATATTGAAATACCTGCTGCATCTTCTACTGCTGGTATCATGGCTGCTACTGATTTAAATAGAGCTCCGTGGTTTTCACCAGCAGGTTCACGAAGAGGTCAATATCTTGGAATTACTTCAATTGCATTTTCACCTACTAAACCACAAAGAGATACTTTGTATAAAGCTGGCGTAAACCCAATTGCAAATATACCAGGAGCAGGCGTCATACTATTTGGTGATAAAACAAAACTTGCAAGGCCTTCAGCATTTGATAGAATCAATGTTAGAAGATTGTTCTTAGTATTAGAAAGAGCAATTGGAAGAGCTGCAGAGCAAGTACTCTTTGAATTCAACGACGAATTTACAAGAGCTGAGTTTGTTAATATCGTCGAACCAGTATTACGTGAAGTAAAAGGTAGACGCGGTATCACAGATTTCAGAGTAGTTGCAGATGCTACAAATAATACACCTGCAGTTATTGACAGAAATGAGTTTATCGCAAGTATCTTCATCAAACCGGCTAGGTCCATTAACTATGTCACACTTAATTTTGTGGCTGTAAGAACCGGCGTCGACTTTGAAGAAGTCGTTGGTACAGTTTAGGAGGTAGAAAATGGCAGTATTAGGCGTAGATGATTTTAAATCAAAGCTTAGAGGTGGTGGGGCACGTCCTAACCTCTTCAAGGCTACAATAATCTTTCCAGGATATGCAAATGGTGATGCTGAATTGACTTCATTCTTATGTGAAACAGCTCAGTTACCAGGATCAACACTTGGCCAAATAGTTGTACCATTTCGTGGTAGACAATTAAAAATGGCTGGTGATAGAACGTTTGATGTTTGGACAGTAACAATAATAAACGACACAGACTTTGCTATTAAAAATGCAATGGAAAGATGGATGAACGGTATGAATGCACACTCTGCAAATACTGGTCTTACAACTCCTGTTGCATATGAGGCAGATCTTTTTGTCGAACAACTTGATAGATCAGGTGATACTTTAAAAAAGTATACATTTAGAGGTTCATATCCTCAAGAAATGTCGCCTATTGAGTTAAGTTATGCAAGTAACGATGAAATCGAAAGATTTACCGTAACTTTTGCATACCAGTATTACGATACTGACACTACAAGTTAAGATATAAATAGTAGGAGAGCAGTCTTTGCTCTCCTCACTATAAAGGAATTCTAAATGGCAGAAAATACAATTAAATTATTCGGTTTTGAGATAACAAGAGCTAAAGATAAAAAGACTCTTGCTTCACCTGTTCCGCCAAGAGACGATGATGGCTCTGGATATGTTACAGCAACATCTGCTGGAGCGCATTATGGTCATTACATTAATATGGACGGAGATGATTCAAAAGATAATGCACAACTTATATTAAAGTATAGAGGTAGTGCTATGCATCCAGAAACTGATGCAGCAATTGAAGACATTATAAGCGAATCTATTACAGCAAATGGAGTGACTCCAGCTGTTTCAATCAATTTAGATAGCATACCAGTAAGCACATCTATCAAAAAGCAAATCACTGAAGAATTTGAAAACATATATAACATGTTAAATTTTAAAGAGCTTGGTCATGATATCTTTAGAAGGTGGTATATTGACGGAAGACTATATCATCACTTAGTAGTTGATGAATCTAATTTGGCTGCCGGCATTCAAGAAATAAGATACATGGATGCTGCGAAGATGAGAAAAGTAAAACAAGTTACTAGTAAAAAAGATCCTCTTACTGGCGCAAAACTTATAGAAAAAGTTGATGAGTTTTATATTTTCCAAGAAAAACCTGGTTCTCAGAATGCAGGCGTAAAAATGACACTTGATTCAGTAAGTTATATTACTTCTGGATTGTTAGATGAAACACGTAAAAAAGTAGTTTCATTTTTACATAAAGCTCTTAAGCCTATAACACAATTAAGAATGATGGAAGACTCATTAGTAATCTACAGATTAGCTCGAGCACCTGAAAGAAGAATGTTTTATATTGATGTAGGTAATTTACCTCGTGGTAAAGCCGAACAATATATGAAAGATATAATGTCTAAGTATCGTAATAAATTAGTATACGATGCAAAAACTGGTGAAATACGAGATGATCGTAAACACATGTCAATGCTTGAAGATTTTTGGTTACCTAGGAGAGAAGGTGGCAGAGGTACTGAAATATCAACTTTGCCTGGTGGAGAAAACTTAGGACAAATTGAAGATATTATATATTTTCAAAAAAGATTATATAGATCACTTAATGTGCCAATGAATAGATTAGAGCAAGAACAACAGTTTTCATTAGGCAGAGCTACTGAAATAAGTAGAGACGAACTTAAGTTTCAAAAATTTATAGACAGATTAAGAAATAGATTTGCAAATATGTTCTATGATATTTTAAAGAAACAATTGATAATAAAAAATATTATTACCGAAGATGACTGGAACACTTGGAAAAATAAGTTAACTGTTGATTACTCTAGAGACAATCACTTTACTGAATTAAAAGAAGCAGAGTTATTAAGAGAAAAAATACAAAGTTTAGATCAAGTATCTCAGTATGTTGGAGAATATTTCTCTAAACAGTGGGTACAAAAGAATATTCTTCTAATGGATGATGACACTATTGAGAATATGGATAAAGAAATTGCTGCCATGCAGGCGCAAGAACCAGACAATGACCAAGGAGAAATATAATGGATAATGTCGAAAACGTTGATAACGCAGAATTAGATGATAACAGAAATCATATTCAAGATTTGATAAAAGCTGCTTTGGACAAAGATTATAATAACGCTAATAAAACATTTGGTGAAGTTATGACTATTAAAATGTCTGACCTATTAGATCAAGAAAAAATTAAAATGGCTGATCAAGTTTATAATGGAGCTGAAGAGGAAGAAGAAGAAATTGACACAGAAGAGCTTGAAGAGCTTGAAATGGAAGATGGTGTAGAAGAATTAGAAGACGAAGAAGACGAAGAAGAAGATGAAAATTCGGTCTAAAACTAAAAACGTATAAATATAATTAACATGAAAACTTTTTTACAATTAAGAGAATTAGCAGGAAGAAAGCCTATAGGCAAAGTAGTCTTTGATAAAAAGATTAATCGCATTCCCGTTAAAGTTAATAATGAAAAAAATAAATTTGTTGTTTATATTGATGGCGATAGATTAGATGCTTATAATTCCCAGCGTGAAGCTGAGAAATCTGCATTGGAATTTATGAAACAATACAAAGGAATGAAGTAATGGAAATAAGACCTTTAGCCGCCAAAGTCACTGCAAACGGTAATTCTAATAAAACTACTGTAGGCAATGCTCAAACAGTTTATATTTGTGCAACTGCAGATGATTTAATTACTAATGTCACAACTAGCGCTACAATGCAAGTACATGAAAATCAAGCTTTTGTATTGCATAAAGCTGCAGGTGATGAAATACATGCAGGTACTACAACAACGCATTTTACTAAAATAGCATACCCAAGAGGTTAATATGAAATTAATATCAGAATATGCAGAAAATAAAATAGAATTTTTAATTACTGAAGATAAGAAAACTGGTAAAAAAAATTATGCTATTGAAGGTGTATTTGCGCAAGCAGAAACAAAGAATCGTAACGGACGTATATATCCAATGCCAGTGATGGAAAAAGCACTTGGTAAATATAATAACGATCAGGTTACTAAAGGCAGAGCAGTTGGAGAGTTAAATCATCCGGAAGGACCAACTGTTAACTTAGATAAAGTTTCCCACAAGATCACTGAATTAAAATTTCAGGGTAATGATATTGTGGGCAAAGCATCGATACTGAACACCCCTATGGGAGAAGTTGTTAAAGGCTTACTCGATGGCGAAGTTCAATTTGGTGTATCGACTCGTGGTATGGGAAGTTTGAGCCAGCGTAATGGCGTCGCAGTCGTCAATGACGATTATATTCTAAACGCGGTAGATATCGTGCAAGATCCATCCGCTCCTAGCGCTTTTGTTAATGGGATAATGGAAGGGGTTGAATGGGTTTGGAATAACGGCATTATAGAAGCACAAACAATTGAAAGAATGGAGACTGAAATTAAAAAGGCTCCACGCGCTGATCTCTATGAGACACAAGTACGTGAGTTTAAGAATTTCCTCTCGTTATTAAAATCAAAATAAGGAGTCAAATATGACTGATATAAATCAAGAAGATCATGACATTGAACTCCATGAAGACGAGAACGAAGTCATGGAAGCTCACGATCCTAAAAATGCTGAAGCACAGTCAATAGTTGCTGTCGACAAGGCAGGTGAAGCTACTGGTAGCGCTCCAAAGCGTAAAGGTGACAACACTAAACAAGATCCAATGCCAAAAACTAAAGCCGCTTTGATAGCTGGTATGGTTGGCAAAATGCAAGGCATGAATAAAGCAGATTTATCTGCTATGTTTAAAGGCGAAAATTACGTAAGTGACGATGCTGAACTTGCTGAAGAAGAAGTTAAACCTGCTGTAAACGTAGAAGTAGATTTCAAAGACGATCTTAAAGCACTTGTTAACGAAGAAGCTACACTGTCTGATGCATTTAAGCAAAAAGCAGAGACTATTTTCGAAGCTGCAATTAATACAAAAATAAATGTAGAGATTGATAGATTAGAAGAGAAGTACAATGAAGAACTTTCAGAAGAGATTGAAAGTACTAAAAGTGAACTTGTGGAAAAAGTAGACAGTTACCTTAACTACGTAGTTGAAGGCTGGATGGAAGACAACAAGTTAGCAATCCAAAATGGTTTAAGAACTGAAATTGCTGAAGACTTTATGAATAAGTTAAAAGACTTATTTACTGAATCTCACATTCAGGTGCCAGAGGATAAAGTTGACATTGTTGACGAACTCGCAGACAACGTTGATGAGCTTGAGGCAAAACTCAATGAATCAACTGAAAAGTCTATTCACATGGCTGAAGAGTTAGAGCTATATAAAAGGGAGTCTATCATTAGAGAGGCAACTAAAGATTTAGCAGAAACTCAAGTTGAAAAGCTAAAAGATTTAGCAGAAAACGTTGATTTTGACGACGAAGAAACTTTTGCACAAAAGGTATCTCAGTTAAAAGAATCATATTTTGCTAAGACAACTAAAACCCAAGATGAGATTGTTGAAGATGATGATGCTCCACTAGTGGAATCAACAGGTTCAATGGATCAATATCTTAAAGCAATAAAGAAAACTGCAACAAAATAAATAGGGAGTCTTAAATGACACAATCATACGATAGATTGATCGAAAAATGGGCACCAGTACTGAACGAAGAGTCAGCTGGTACTATTGCAGATCATCATAAAAAAGCTGTAACAGCTGCAGTACTTGAGAATCAGGAAATCGCACTTAGAGAAGAAGGAATGATTACAGAAGCAGCTCCAGGAAATGCTACAGGTTCAGTAGCAAATTGGAATCCAGTATTAATTGCACTAGTAAGACGTGCTATGCCTAACTTAATGGCATATGACATCTGTGGTGTACAACCAATGTCTGGCCCAACTGGTCTTATCTTCGCAATGAAGTCAAGATACGGTGGTGGTTCAACATCAAATAGAGAAGCATTATTCAACGAAGCTGAGACTCAGTTTTCTGGTGACAGTGGTGGTACTCATGATTCTGATAACGTATCAGGTTTAAGAGACTCACAAGGTGGCGGAACTGTTGGAACAGTCGATGACGACAG